GATGCAATTCAGAACATTGACATAAAGAAGGTAACTGACCAAGCCGAGAGGATTGTAGCCTTGCGTAGAAAAGCTGAGGAGGCTGACTTGCGTATCAATCAGATACAGACAGAGTATGTTGCCCTCATCGAGGAGGCCGAGAGCCTCCAGAATGAGGAGAACCTCAGCCTAAACAGACGTGAGGAACTTATCAGAGAGGCCAATCGTCTACGGGTAGAGTCTTTAGAAAAGCAGAAGGCACAGCTACAGATTCAAGCGGAGGCACTACGCAAGCAGTTTGAACTCTCAGGGCTTGAGGAAGACCGCATAGCCTTTGAGGAGAAACTCAATGACGTTAAGCAGGTACAAGCAGATATAGACAGCAGCAACCTACAGCTAAACGAAGAGTTAAGAGACTTGGATCAAGAGCGACTCGATGCCGCTGTTGAGGCAGGCGAGCGAGCGATTGAACTCTCAGAGATAGAGGCAGAGGCTGCCTTAATTGCTGAAAGAAGGGAGTCTAAGAAACTAGAGATACAGAAAGCCAACCTCGAAGAGATTAAGAACCTGCGCCTGGCTGCCCTTGAGGAGCAGATGGCGCAACTAGATATAGAGAGTGAACTCTATAAGCAGTTAGCAGACGAGAAGAAGGTCATAGAGGCGGAGTACCAAAACGAGGTACGGGAACTTAATGAGGAGACCTTTGAACTCAACAAAGAGAAGGAAGAAGAACTACGAGATGCGAAGTTTGATATTGCCAACTCTGGCCTAGAGGCTGTCAGTGCATTAGCTGAGGCCTTTGCAGGTGAAGACGAGGAGCGTGCTAAGAAGGCGTTTAACATACAGAAAAGGTTAAGCCAAGGCCAAGCATTAGTGAGTACCTACCAAGCGATTATAGGTGCTTTAAAAGCCGAGGGTGCAGACGGGTTACTACCCTTCCCTGTGAGAGTTGCAAACGCTGCCATTGCAGGGGCTACGGGTCTCGCTCAGGTAGCGAGTATTCAAGCTACTCAATTTGGCGGCAGCGGTGGCGGTGGTGTAGACACCCCGACAGCACCAAGCCAAACCCCTCAATTTAATATAGTAGGCACAAGTGGTATCAATCAGTTGGCACAAAGCGTATCGCAGGAACGCCCTGTGAAAGCATATGTAGTAGCAGGGGATGTTACCACACAGCAAGAATTAGATAGAAAAAAAGTAAATACAGCTAGTTTCGGATGATGAATATAATTGAACTTATAATTGACGAGGAGGCCTTTATCACAGGTATACAGGCCATCTCTGTGGTTGAGCAACCTGCTATCGAGGAGGACTTCATAGCGTTAAAGGAAGAGAAGAAAGTAGAACTCAAGAGTATTGACGATGAGAAGCGCATCCTGATGGGTGCTGCTCTCATCCCTAATAAGCCTATCTATCGTAGAGATGGTGAGGAGGAGTATTACATCTACTTCAGCAAAGACACGGTCAGAAAGGCTAGTGAGTTATTCTTTATGAGTGGCAACCAAAGCAAGGCCACGCTAGAGCATCAGGTAGACATCGAAGGGTTAACGGCTGTTGAGTCGTGGATCATAGAAGGTGAGCAAGACAAGAGCCGTATGTATGGTATGGACTTGCCTGTGGGTACTTGGATGGTTTCAATGAAGGTCAACAATGACGAGATTTGGAATGATTGGGTAAAGACAGGAAAGGTCAAGGGCTTTAGCATTGAGGGCTACTTTATGGACAAGGTGAATATGAGTGCAGACTCGTTAGCCTCCCTTGAGAAGGAGGCAGACGAGGTCTACGCTGAGGAGAAGTTAAGTGCTATTAAGGCGGTCATTAAAAAGGACAAGAGATACAAGTCTGGCAAGAAGACAGAACTCGAAAGCTATAACGACTATCCCGAAGCGGTGCGAAACAACGCCAAGCGAGGGAGAGAGTTGAATGAGAAGCAGAACAACAAGTGCGCCACGGATGTGGGCAAGCAGAGAGCAGCCGATTTAGAGGCAGGCCGTAATGTCTCAGTTGAAACAATAAAGAGAATGTACAGCTACCTATCTCGTGCGGAGGAATACTACGATGAGGGAGACAAGGAAAGCTGTGGGTACATCTCCTACCTCCTATGGGGTGGTAAGGCTGCCAAGAGTTGGGCAGAGAGTAAGTTAAAGTCTTTAGACCAAATCTAAAAATGTAACGCAAAGCCAAGTATTTAATTAACCTATATAGATAACATAGTTATGAAGTCACAAGAGACCCTATCAAAAATTATGAGCATCTTGAACCTCTCAGAGGAGCAAGTAAAAGTCGCTGCTGCTCAAGCAACATTAGAAAACGGAACTGTCCTAGAAGCCGAGGCGTTTGAGCCAGGTAACGAGGTTTTCATTGTATCAGAGGATGAGCGAGTAGCTGTTCCTGTAGGTGAGTACGAAATGGAAGACGGCAGAGTCTTAGTAGTTGCTGAGGAAGGTATCATCGGAGAGATTCGTGAAGGTGGTGAAGAAGAAGCACCTGCCGAAGCACCTGCCGAAGAGCCTGCAGCAGAGGAAGAGTTGGCAGATGAGGAAATGAACTACGTCACTCGTGAGGAGTTGGCTGAGGTCGTTAACGAAATCAAGTCAATGGTTGAGCAGATGATGTCTGAGAAGGAAGAGAAGATGGCTTCTGAAGCTAAGGAGAAACTTAGCAAAGCAAAGCCTGCTCGCAAGCCTATGAAGCATAACCCAGAGACTAAGGCAAAGCCTCAGGTAAACTTGGGTCAGTCTAAAAAAGGCGGTAGCACTTTGGATCGTGTAATGGCAAAAATTGCTGAGTAATGAGTTGGCGTAAGATTGAAAAGGTATGGGACGAGGTTCGCTCGGCACAACAGCCGAAGCGTAACCTATCTAAGCAGCCTCGTAAAGTCAAGATGTCAAAGGTAGAAGAGCTCTATGACCTTGTGACTACCGCACAGAACGTTCAAGATATGAACGCTCTTAGTGTTGTGGTAGAGATTACAGATTTAGCAGAGTCACTTATTCAAAAAGTAAGAAACGCTTCTCAAGAAGGATTCTTAGAAGATGACTTCTATGTCAACCTTGCTCGTGATATCAGACAGCAGATGTCAGAGGTAGGTGCAGTAGCAAGTGACCTTGGTGTTGACTTCGATGATATTATGGAAGACTACAGCGGTTCGGATATTAACGAATATGTAGATAACCTTGAAGACCTCATTGAAGCTGTGCAGAATCTTTATGAGACTTTTGAATTCTTGAATAAATCCGTAAGAGGGTAAAACAAATAAAATGAAAAAAGGAGTACAAAAATTATGGGCTGAATTGGGCAAGGCTCAGAAGCCTGCCAAATTAAGCAAGCAAGGCAAGCAAGTAAAATTGAACACTGTTCAAGAAGCACAAACGTCTTTTAATGAATTAGAGGATAGCTTGGGTGACTTGACATACTTTGCTTACGAAGTTATAAACGACCAAGAAGATAAACTTGGTGAAATTATGGATGTAATTGATAATATGATTATCAATAGCTCTATGCTCTACGCTAAGGACTCTGCTGAATCTTTATTAGAATCATTGGAGAAAATTGAGAAAAGCGCAAAAGATTTGGGTGTTGATCCAGAGGATGTGTTTGACCAATACGAAGAAGCAAAAGATATGGCTGACCAAGCTATCTCTGCACACGAAGACTTAGTTAGCGAGTGGCGTTCTTCAAGATTGCAAAACGTAACTGCATTTGCAGATAGAATTAAGTAAATAATCAATAATAAGATATAGAAATGGCTACAACTACTAGCATTACTACTACTTACGCAGGTGAATTTGCAGGGAAATACCTCTCTGCTGCCTTGCTAAGTGCAGATACCATTGAAGGTGGTGGTATCACAGTTAAACCAAATGTGAAATTCAAGGAAGTAATGAAGAAAGTATCTACGGATGCTATCGTCAAAGATGCTACTTGTGATTTCTCTGACACTTCAACGCTTACACTTACTGAGCGTATTCTTCAGCCTGAGGAGTTCCAAGTGAACCTTGAGCTTTGTAAGAAAGATTTCCGCAGCGATTGGGAAGCAATCCAAATGGGCTACAGCTCATTCGATAACTTGCCTCCTGCATTCTCTGACTTCCTTATTGGCCACGTTGCTTCTAAGGTAGCTGAGAAAATGGAGAACAACATCTGGCAAGGTGTTAACGCTACTGCAGGTGAGTTCGATGGCTTCGAAGTATTATGGGAAGCAGATTCTGACGTTGTAGACGTAACAGGTACAACCGTAACGGCTGCAAACGTTATCACTGAGATGGGTAAAGTAGTTGATGCTATACCTACTACTATCTACGGAAAAGAAGACCTTTACCTTTACGTTTCTTCTAACGTTGCTCGTGCTTACGTTCGTGCATTAGGTGGTTTCGGTGCTTCAGGTCTAGGTGCTAATGGTTTGAATGGCGAAGGAACTACTTGGTTCAATGGTCAGAACTTGGCATTTGACGGAGTGAAGATTTTTGTTGCACCTGGTTTGTCTGACAATACTATGGCTGCTGCTCAGAAATCTAACTTGTTCTTCGGTACAGGCTTATTGTCTGACACTAACGAAGTTAAGTTGTTAGATATGGCTGACTTAGATGGTTCTCAGAACGTTCGTGTTGTAATGCGTTTCACTGCAGGTATCCAATATGGTATCGGTTCTGAGATTGTTCTTTACAACTAAGAAGTAGTTAATTGACTAATTTAAAGGGCAGGTGGGCTACAGCCTGTCTGCCCTTTTTTAATAAAAATATATTATGGCGTGTGTAATTACAGCAGGGCGTGCAGTCCCTTGTAAAGACGTAGTCGGAGGAATCAAAGCGATTTACTTTGCGAACTACGGAGACATCGGTACGGCTACATTGTCTTCCGATGAGATTACTGACTTAAGTAGCAGCTTTACGGCTTACAAGTATGATGTAAAAGGCAACTCTTCTTTAGAGCAGGCTATCACATCTTCTCGTGAGAACGGAACAACCTTCTTTGAGCAGACTCTAAATGTTACCTTGACTAAGTTGAGCAAGGAAGATCACAAAGAGATTAAACTATTGGCTTATGGCCGTCCTCACGTCTTCGTACAAGACTATAACGATAACTGCTTTGCAGTAGGTCTTGAGCACGGAGCAGATGTAACGGGTGGTACTATCGTAACGGGTGCGGCAATGGGAGACCTTTCAGGGTACACATTGACGTTCACCGCACAGGAGGTATTACCTGCAAACTTCTTAGCAGGAGCGACAGCAGCAGACCCATTCGATGGTCTTGCTACTTCAACGGTTACAATTACCGAGGGAACTAACTCGTAATTGATAAATAAGTGTATATTTGTGCTCTAGGGCATAGCACTCTGGTTTGGTTAGAGAGGGGAGACGTTTAAGTACGTCCCCCTCTTTTGTTTTGTAACAATGTCTAGCCAAAAGGGTTAACCTATTATGCATATAGTAAGTACAACAGATAGCACTATAAAGTTTGTCCCTAGAGCCTACGATACATCACTCTCTGTAGTTATCACAGACGAGGAGACTAACACGAGTAGCACAGAGTCTTTAACGGGTGTTAGAAGCCGTAATTATATGATTATAGACCCTTCCTACTCCTTCAAGGAGGGAAGGTTCTATACGATACGAGTAAGTGGCTCTAACGAGGTCTATAGAGGCCGTGTGTTCTGTACTGACCAAACCGATTACGAGAAGTACACGGTCAACCAAGGGCAGTACACGCAGTACAACTCAGACAATAACGGATACATATACCGATGAGTAACATAAGAATCGTAAACCTCAACAGCTACACTACCCCTGTGGTGCAGGAGAACAACCGCAAGCAGTGGGTTGAGTACGGAGGTGATAACAACTATTACCAATACCTTATAGACCGCTACAATGGGTCAGCAACTAATAACGCTATTATCAATGGTGTTTGTGAGTTGATTTATGGTAAGGGCATTGGTGCAACAGATGCAAGTAGAAGACCTGAGCAATACGCTCGTATGGTCTCAATGTTTTCTAAGCACTGCCTTCGCAGGGTAGTCTTTGATTTAAAGGCTATGGGCCAGGCGGCCTTCCAAGTTATTTATAACGAGGACAAGAGTGCTATCGCACAGGTTGAGCACTTCCCTATTGAGACTCTCCGCTATGAGAAGATGAATGAGGATGGTGAGATAGAAGGCTATTGGTACAGCAAGGATTGGTCTATGATCCGCAAGAAGGGTTATGAGCCTGAGCGCATCCCTGCCTATGGGTATGGGAAAGCAGGCGATAAGCTAGAAATATACTGCATCAAGCCATACAGAGCAGGGTACTATTACTACAGCCCTGTAGATTACCAAGGGGCGTTACCCTATGCTGAGTTGGAGGAAGAGGTAGCTAACTACCACATTAACAACATCAAGAATGGCCTCAGCCCTTCGATGTTGATTAACTTCAATAACGGCATCCCAACGGAGGAGGAGCGTGAACTGATAGAGCGTAGAATCATAGACAAGTTCTCTGGCACTAGCAACTCAGGTAAGTTCATCTTAGCCTTTAACGATAACAAAGAGATGCAGGCGAGTATTGAGCCTGTGCAGCTTTCTGATGCCTCACAGCAGTATGAGTTCCTTTCTGAGGAGTCCTCACAGAAGTTGATGGTAGGCCACCGCATTACCTCACCTATGCTTTTAGGTATTAAGGATAGTTCAGGTTTAGGGAGTAACGCTGACGAGATTAAGACGGCATCGTTACTCTTCCAAAACACGGTTATCCGTAGCACGCAAGAGATGATTCTCGATGCTATGGATGAACTACTAGCCTACAATGATATTAGCTTAAACCTCTACTTTAAGACGTTACAGCCTCTAGAGTTTATTGACTACGAAGGTTTAGATAACGAGACTGCAGAGGAGCAAACGGGTCGTAAGTTCAGTGCTGACGATCCTGAAATTGACTTAGAGGATTTTCTTGAGCAGATAGGCGAAGATGAACCACAAGACGAGGAGTACGAACTCATTGATGTAGACAGCGAGTCTACAGAAGATGAGCCTGAGGACTTTGATGTTGAGGGATACCTTAACGGCCTTGTGAACCTATCTGCTAAGGAGGATTCATCTCAGGACAGCGAACTCTATAAGGTTCGCTATACTTATGTGAAGGGCACGAGTAAGACCCCTGACGGGGAGACTCGTGACTTCTGTAGAAAGATGCTACGCACTAAGAAGTTGTACCGCAAGGAGGACATCGGTATGATGTCAGCCAGAGGCGTAAACAAGAAGTTTGGCCACAAGGGTAAAAACTACTCTATTTTTAAGTACAAGGGCGGCCCTTCGTGTTACCATAGATGGGAGCGTAGAATCTATAAGAAGAAGATAACGAAGAACGGAGAGCCTTGGGGAGGCAATGCCCTTCAGGGTACTAAGTTTGTCAACGTGAACCAAGCTGTTAGGGCAGGGTTCAAGTTGCCAAAGAATCCAAATGAGGTGTCGGTAGCACCTATTGATATGCCAAGACAAGGACACCATCCAAATTACGGGAAATAATGGCTAAGGTTTTATTTATAAAGAAAGAGGACATCGTGCGTAACAGTACTATCAGCGGAAACCTAGATAGTGATAAGTTGCTGCCGTTCATAGAGATTGCTCAGGAGATTCACATACAGAACTTCTTGGGATCAAAGCTCTACGACAAGATACGAAACGACATTATAGCAGATACTTTACCTGCTGCATACGAGACGTTATTGGATGAGTATGTACAGCCTATGTTGATACACTACGCTATGACGGAGTATTTACCTCACGCAGCCTATACGATTGCGAATGGGGGTGCATACAAGCACTCCTCAGAAGCAAGCGAGTCAATGACTAAGGAGGAGTTAGATTTCTTGAGTGAGAAGCATAGAGATATAGCCGAGCACTACACAAGAAGGTTCATTGATTTTATGGCTTTCAATAACAACACATACCCTGAGTATAATCAAAGTCAAGACGATGATATGTACCCCGACAAAAACGGAGTCTTCAACGGTTGGAATCTCTAAGCATTACAAGCCGAAGAAGAAGAACGTTGAGAAGTTGAAGAAACTGATAAAGAAGATAGAGAAGAATGGCAACTGATGAAAAGGGCTACGGCTCAATCTACGGCTCTACCTGGTGGGGAAGTGGCGATGCTTTCACCAACACGATAGGTTGGGGAAGTGCAATGTTTTACATATTAGACCCTGCACAATTCCAGAACCGAGCGTTAGCGGATGGAGCGGTAGTAGAGGCTTTTGAATGTGTAAGTAAGTCTTTAAGAAGATTCCCACAGGCTGACTTAGGTAGACAGTTGTTTGATGCCTACGACCTCAGAGTCGAGACGGCATCAGGATCAACAGAGGCAAGAACCTGTACTATTAACGAATTAAACGAATTGATATGAGCCTGTACAAGGACGCAAGTTTAGTAATGATACCATCTGCGTATAAGGATGGGAAGTTGTATAGCATACGCCCTACTGATGGTAG